ACGGCTGTGAGCTTTAAACATACATCGCATTGGTCGATCCATATTCTGTGGCTCTCTGTGTTTTTGAGTTTGTGTGTTCCCCATTTTGATCCACACTCTAAGCAAACATTATCGGGTTGTTCATTTGCTAGTCTCACTTAATTCAGCCTTTCTTTTTTCTTTGGCATCGTTTACTTTCTTTAACGCATCTTTGTCCTTGGCTACTTCTTTGTACGCAGAGGCAAAGTTTACTTTTAGTTCTACAAGATCAGCAGACTTAGCAATCTTATCTAACAGTTCTGTTGTGTCTACAGGAACATCATCCCATAAATCCTCACCGACATACAAGGACAATCCAAGACCATGTAGAGCAATTGCCTTGGCTAAACAACGCTGCATCGCAGTATTAACCGCAAACGCATCAGGGTTAGGAATGGCTTTATTCCGATAATCCATTACCGGCAACTGGGCGGTCATCGATTTATCAAAGGCATTGACTGTGCAGAAAACCATAACAGTCTCACCAAACATTACCGGCTGACCATAAGTCCAAGTCGCTTGTGGATCTCTCTGTAGCAATGTGTCTACAGCCCATGCCCAAGATAGATAAGACAATCCATTCTTCTTCTCTACCTTGTCTGATACATCTACATTTCTAAGTTCTAAATACTTACTCATTTTCCCCTCGCTTTCATCATTGCATCTGCCATCATATAGGCTTCTTTAGAAACATCAAAATCACCAACATTTTCCCAAGATAACATTGCTTGCATAGCTTTAGCTGCAAAGTAATCCCGCAAATCCATGCCTGAATCAAAATATATGTATCCATCTTCTTCAGTTTCAAAATCTATAAGTGGAAACGCTTTCATACATCCCCCTCATCAGCTAATTTGTTTTCAATGTGATCGTGAACTAAATAATAGATAGCACGACCAAACTTTTCCCACTCACCTCGATCTGCATACTCTCGCAGATTCTCCCACTTCTCAGCACCAGCATAATCCGCAGTTGCTTCCATCAAATGCTCTTGGAATACTTCTAGATCCATTACATCATATTCCTTACCAGGTTGCATATAGTTCACCCAGATATATTCCCGATGTGCATCTGCATCATTTATTTGATGATATGGTTCTTCTAGCCAAGCGTCATATTTATTCACGATAAACCCCCTGTTTTCCAAATATACACAACCATTGCAGGAGCAAGCATTAGGATCGCTGCAACTGCACCCCATAAAAAGTCTTTGTTACTGCCTTTGTAGTCTTTCATAGTTTCCCCCGAAACTCCCCCCGAAGGGGGATATTGTTTAATATACAGCTAAAGCTACCTTTTTTGCACAAGTCAAACCAAATGGAAAATAGCCTTGACTTTCTTCTTGTGGAACTACATTGTCAATATAGTATTTGTTTGTCTTAAAACTTAGTTCTAACCAAGCTGCTTTACCTTTTAATGACTTTCCACAGCAAGCGCATACATCATACTTTTCAAGTTGCATTTTTGATTGCTGTGCTAAAACTTGTTCTTTTGTTGCTTTCATTTATTTCTCCTTCACAAGAAATTAAGCAAAATTGCTTATATGTAGAATACCACAAATGTAGAAAAATGTAGAACTATTTACTAGGGACTTTCCCTAATATCTACAAACCGCTATGTTTCATGTAGAATAAAAGACCAAATAGGAGGATATATGGATAGTGTTGTAAAAAACCAACAGTCTTTTGCTAAGTTGCTAGAAGTGTTCGGCAGCTACAAAGAAATGGCTCAAAAGCTCGGTATGAAGTATGTAACTGTCTATGCCTGGTCGATGCGTAACAGCATCCCTAAAAAGCACCACAAAACCATTATTATCGCCTCAGAGGGCAGAATTACTGCCGAAGATCTTGGCTAGTCTAAATCAACGCACCATCGCTTTGTTTGAGGAAAGGGGGTATCAATGCGATATTGTGGAGTCGTACAACGCATTTACAAGACGAAAGAAAGACTTGTTCGGTCTGTTCGACATCGTGGCTATTGGAAAAGGCGAGACAGTAGCAATCCAATTGACATCAAAAAGCAATATGTCAGCAAGGGTCAAAAAAATAAGCAATTCAGAGATCCTTCCAGAGCTTTTAAGATCCAATTGGAAAATTTGTGTTATTGGGTGGTTCAAAAAGCCCAATGGAAGATACGATTACAAAGAGTTTGAATTTTAGTTTATAGTATGTATTTGGTCTTATCTGGGCGATGAAAACCACCAGCAGATAAGATACAAGGGCTACTGGGGGATAAAGGATGTAACAGCCCATATATCGGTGGCGAAGCTAGTGCCGATTCCTTGAACGACTGGCGGGTTCTGTGGCTCCAAGAGACAGATGAAGGCGAACTTAGGTTAGGCTAGGTTCGTTCACCAAAAGACAGTTATATATTTATATAACCTATAACTACTAAGATGTTTTATAAAATATACATAAAGGTTAATATTTGTATCATAAAAGATGCATTAACCTGTTTAATGCAACATTTATGAGCCATTAGGGAAAATACCTAAGATTTATTTGTAGAAATGCTATAAGATTCTACAAAAGGGGATTATATGAATCTTGAAGAATTATGTTCTTGGTTATCGCATCAAAAAGGAATGATGGCTCAAACCTACGCTAAAGATTTGGCTAAATACATAGTCAGAACAAAAGAACAGCAAATAAAAGAGTTAAGTGATGAGGAACTCAATAAAGCGTTTGATTACTACTGCGAAACAGATGAAGGCGTATTGCGATTCAATTATGAACTGCGTGATGAGTGGAAGAAAGAGCAATTAAGCCGTTGGAAAGAAGCGTTTAAGAAAGCGAGTGAGAAATGAACGAACTTAAAAACACCGATAAAGAAATATGGCGAGAGATTGAAGGTGAATACTATTCGCCAAGTATTTTTGTAACAGAGCAAGGAAAAATAGGCATTAATGTTGGCGGGAATGTCTATGTTCAATCCGTTGAGAAATGGCATCAACAAGCAGACCGCATAGCGGAGTTAGAGAAAGTATCTAAACCAGTGGCTTGGATGGATTACCTAGAACATAGCGATGTATACGACCTTAATGTTAGTGGTCGTGGTATTCCACTCTACACCACACCACAAATAAAAGAGTTTACGCAAGCGGAATTAAAAGAAATTGTGGAACACAATACGAAATATGACTATGTAGATTACTTTAATTTGGCATTGGATATGAATAAAGCAATACTAAAGAAAGCGAGTGAGAAATGATTATTAAATCTGAGTTTTGGCATATCTTGCAAAAGCATATTAAGCTAAGAAAAAATAAATGAATTTGTTAAAATGGATAGGCACAATACTAAAAAAAGCGAGCAAAAAATGAACCAAGAAATGTTGCATAAACTTTTTGTGTATAAAAATGGTAGGTTGTATTGGAAAGTTTCTAATACAAATAGAATTAAAGTTGGAGACATTGCTGGGTATATAACAGAACATGGCTATAGAAAAATTCGTGTAGAAAAAAAACAAGAATATGAACATAGGATTGTATTTTTAATGCACCACGGATTTTTGCCAAAACATTTAGATCACATTGACGGAAACAAACTAAACAATAAAATAGAAAATTTGAGAGAAGCAACTCACTCTCAAAATATGATGAATGTAAAAATTAAAAAAAATAACACATCAGGAACAAAAGGAGTTTGTTTTGACAAACAAAGAAAAAAATGGCTAGTAAGAATAACAATACAAAATAAAGATATTCATTTAGGTCGTTTTGATGATTTAGAATTAGCAGAATTGGTTGCAATTGAAGGTCGTGATAAATATCACAAAAGCTTTGCGAGATTATTTTGAATAATTTTTACAAATGGATAGCAACATTTTTATGTCTCATCGGGATTGGGCTTACCTCTGTCAATATTTATCCAGCAAACATTTTCCTAAGTTTGATTGGTAGCTTTATCTGGACAATGGCTGGTATATACCAAAGGGATATGCCACTTATCCTTGTAGAAGCAGCAGCAGTAGCTATGTATTTCTTTGGAGTTGTGTTGTATATTGCTAACGAACTTACGAAATGGTTTTGATATGTATTGGAATCATAGAATGGTAAACTTTACAGAAGATGATGAGTCTTGGATCGAGAT